AGTTGCTTTCATTTGTTCAGCGATTGCCGACCAACTTAACGAAGGGTCTGCTTTTAATAAGTCCAATACTGCCAAATCAAAGGCTTCCGTACCGAATCCAAACCGTCTAATAATGTCTTCCGAAAGGTCTGCCGCTTCATTACTTGAAAAGCACACTTGACGTTTAGAAACTACGTTCGATTCGTCTACGGTTTCGCCACACGCTCCGAACGCTTCGGTAACCCTGAACTCTTCGCCCTCATCTTCTAAAGTATCGCGCATTTCTTGTGCAACTTTCGCGGGTATGGTTTCACCTGTTACCGTTGCCCTTGCAACTTCTGGTGAGAATCCATAAAGTTCAACCAATACTGCAATAGCAGACTCAATAGGCACAACTCCAGTAGAAACATTCTGCAATAGCGTTATAATTCCTCCAACACCACCGACTGAGCCTTTCAATGCTGCTTGTGCGTCCTTGGTCTTAGTGTCTTTTGTTTCGTCTTCCGCTTCTTCAACAGGTAATCCGATTTCTAGTCTAATCTCATCGGTAGTCATTACACTAACCTTCGTATTCTCTGAAAATTCTACGCCTATCGGTTCGGTATCTAGTATGTCTAACCGCTCCGAGAATCCTTGGATAGATGCAAGTCCATTAAAGACTGCTAATATCTGCTGTTGCCTGTTGTTTACGTAGGTGTTCTGAAACAATTCGTAAGCATCACGTAATTGATTCCGACTAGAGAAGATTCCTTCTTCTTTAACCCCGAACAATTCACCTGATGTTATTCTATGACCTGTGAATATGTTCTGTTGCGTAGTTTTTTCAAGTATCTGATAACGGTCTGTGAAATCGTTACCGTCTAGGTTTGAAACCTCTGAACCTTGTTCTTTGCTATCGCTGAAGTTTAGCATAAAGCTATTGGCGTTATCCGTGCCCGTAAATTTATCCTTAAACTGCTGCTCAATCACTCCCTTTTCCTCTTCTGTTGGTTCACCGTTGTAAAAGTTAATCAGTTTACCCGCTTGAAAATTGTTCTTTATAGCGTTGAGTTGGTAGTTCGCAATTTCTCTATCAACTTCGATGTAAGGGATGCAACCTAAGTAACCAGGCAAAGGATAAGCCTGACTCATTGGATGGTAAGCCTTGATGTAAAGTAGCTGTTTTCCTTTTGGGTTATTGAAATCAAAAGCCTGAATCACTTCTGTTTCAGGTTGTCCCTTGCTCCAATCTTCTGAATAGTAATAGAAGTCTCCTTCTTTAGCCTTGCGGTATTGCTTAAACTCAGCATGATGAATAGCCGCTATCCTTTCGTTCGTCTTGTTGTAGATAATCTCTAAAGCGAAGCCGTTATATATTTCAAAGTCTAGCACACACTTAGCTAGAATATCGTTGAGTGATTCGTTTGCGTTTGGCGCGGTTACAAAGGCATTGATTAGAGCCTCACGTTCTAAAGTGATTCCCGCGGTATCAACTACAAAACCATTACCTACAACGTAATCAGTCTTACCGTTGATAATAGCATGATGCTTCGCGCTAGAGTTATAAAGGTCTAGTAAGTAATCAGGATATCGGTTTTTGTACTTTCCTGTTGCCCCGTACATTACCCACTTCTTGCTCCTTTCTTCTCTGAAGACTGGAACTTTATGCTCGTTCAATTTTATATTGAAGATGTTATTAGCCATTATACACTACGTAGTTAGGATTGTTTTCATATTCGGTATCTGGAACAGTAACACCTGTACATATAACCATGCCCGTTTCAAAGACCGTTAATCCTGTTGGGTCTAAATTGGTAGAGTTAGTGTTGCCATAAATCCAGTACTTCCCTTCGCCCTCGTCTAGTTCAATCTCACCGTCCGTTGCTGTTGGGCTTGTCTGCTCCGTAATCTCAAATTGATTATAACGGTCTTCAAAGGGTGAGGTATCTTGTTGTACACAGAACACGCTTCCCATCGTTGTCAAGTTCCTAAACTCAAAAAGGTAATGGTCTGCCGTTCCCTTTTCTGTTGTGGTTACGGTTACCGCGTTCGCAGTATTTTTAACTATTCGAATCACACTAGTGCTACAAACAGTTCAAGGTCACAAGCTGCTGTGTCTGCCATTGCGCTAATGTTATCGGCTTCAACAAACGCTGAGAATGCACCGCCTGAAGCGTCTATTTCTAAATCGTCATTACCAAACATTACAGACTTACCCGCTTCTAGTTTAATGAAGAAAGTATCTGCACCTGTTTTGCTTAACCCCAACACTATAAAATTAGTGTCGTCTAGGTTAGTAACTCGGATGTATTTAACCGATGTTCTTACGAATTGCCCTTGAGCGTTAACGCTTCCGAAGCCCATAATATCAGCTACCGCAGTACCGATATTTATAATGCTTTTAGAAATCTGTGTTACGCCTGTAATCGTTTCAGTAATCGTTCCGCCTTGGTCAACTCCGTTAAGAGTAATCGTTTCTGTGTGTGCGATTGTAAGCGTAGCGGGTGTTATTGTAGTTGCCATTATTAAGGTGTCTTTGTATTAAATATAAAATATGCCGTTTCGTTTTAAAATATCGGGCAAAAAGAAAGGCCACCCGTTTGGATAGCCTCTCAAAAAAGATAAAGGAATGTGTTTAGTTTGTGATTCCAGCAAGAGCAGCCGAAGCAATGTTAACCATCGGGTCTGCTTCCATTCCCGTGTAGGTCATGGTGTAGCCGTTAAGGTCTGCCGCTGCAACTCCTGAACCACCCACTCCAGCACTCAAGTCTAAGCCGTTAGTTTGACCTATCACCCAATACTGAGGTGTTGATTCTCTTGTTTCAATGATTGCCACTACTCTATTCTTTGCGAGTAATTGCATTTCGTTTCTCTTAGCAACATCCAACTTTGACAAGATGAAAGTAACCGCTGGCACATAGTACAACGTGCCTCTGTTGCTTCCTGGTGTTGGGTCATCATTAAATGAAGACTCTTCTTTGTCTAGTTCGTATTTGTAGAATACCGTTGATGGCGTTCCGATAGTAACCGCGCCTGTTGAATAGGCGGGAACTAAAGACTCCCATTCGTCAAGGCTTGTAAATCGTACCGACTTAATACCGCCTAATACTTCCTTACAACCTAAACTAAAACTCTGTGTTAATGCACACGACATGGTTATATTGTTTTAAAAGGGAGGTGAGCGTCAACCCACCTCCGAATATTTATATTACGATTGCAACTATCTCAGCAGGGAATGCAACCTGAGTCGCCACCTTGAACTCAAGAGCCAACTTAACAACTCTGTCATCCTTAGAATACCATACTTCGAATGCGTTGAAGTCTGCTTCTGCATCAACTCCCACGAACATATTTGAAGGCTTACCGAAGTATGCTTTTTCAAGTCCGTTCAATCCTTGTACAGGAATGATTTTCATATTGTAACCTGGGAACGTTAGACCTGTTGATTGGTCAGCGTCTGGGTCACCGTTTGCGCCTGAGTTGATTTGAACCCCGTTAGTGCTTCCACCGTTTACAAGACCTTGGTACAACCAAGAGTAAGTATCATATCCAACGAACAAGCATCCCGCTTCGCCTTCAGACAAACCGTTAGAACTTGCAGTTCTGTAAACACGCTCAACCAATTCCTTAGCCGCAGCTTCAGTATAAAGGGTTGTTAGTGGTGTACCGCCTGTGTTAGCGTCTGTGTAACCCGCTCCAATAGTGTCAATGAAACCATTGTAGAATTGGTTGTTACCCGTTCCTGTTGTTGTATCACCTTGCCAGATTGCAACATCGTTAGCCGCTGCGATTTTCTCAGCATACTCTTCCATAATTGCCTTCCAAATGTAATCAGGCTCTACTGTTTCCATGTGAGCACCTGCCTTCATATCCTGAACCATGTAATAAGGCTCAAGGTCTTTAGGACACCATGAATCATTAATCTTAATGGCTCCAGGAGTCATTGTTCTTTGGGAGATAGTCGTTCCGCCCGAAGCGTCAAACGCACAATCATCCGATTGGAAAAAGATTGTTTGTGATAGTTGTGGTAGTTTTTGTCCGCCCTTAACGTTCGGTACAACTGTTACTAAATCCATCATCTTTGCGCCTAGAACCGCCGCTCTAGTTAATGGAAAATTGTTTTCTTCTACGTAAATTGAAAGTCCTGAAAGACCTCCTGTGAATCCTGATGCCATTGTGTAATTTTTTTAAGTGTTTATTTTCTTAGTAGTTTCGAAACGTTCGAGAATGATTCATTCTTCGCGAATGGGTTTCGTTGTTTT